TACCCATTTTAGTTTCCTTTATAAAGTTATCTCTCTAATATTATACTCAAACTTTTCATTAGTATATGTTTTAACTCTCTCACTCCAATGTTTAATACCATAATTTTGGTGCTTCTTCCATGATAAATCATCCACTATATCAAACAATATAGCTTTGTTGTCCTTATCATCCAACCTCAATACCCTACCAATAGATTGAAGATTTCTAATCTTTCCTTTGTAGGGGTGTGCAAATATCAAGGTTTGTAGATTCTTAATATTAACACCAGTTGATAAAACACCAGATGACGCTACGATGATAGAGTTTTCAACTTCTGTGATTTGCCTAATATTCTCTCTATCTTCCACCGATGTCTCACCAGCTATAAAGAAAATATTTCTATCTGTCTTTAATTTAGACCGTAATATTCTCTCTAAAACCTTACCATGCTTCTCTACATAATTAAACAATACTAGAACATTACCTTTCCTGGCTAATGCTAACTCACATATAAAATCGTTTCTCTTTCTACTTGAAACAATAAATTCTATTTCTTCTTGATATGTTGCTGTTTTTAATAGCTTCTTCTCTGCATCTTCATAACCTAAAACTAAACACTCAATCTTTAAATCAGATATATGTTTATCATCCATCAACTCTTTTGAAGTAATGGCCTGATATGTCTTACCGAATAACCCTTCTAACACCAGTTTATTTGTCTTAGAATCAGTAATTGTTCCAGTAGTACCATAACGATATCTACACGTTATCATCTTTTCCAAGATACCTTTAAGACTCTGGGCATTACATAGGTGAGCTTCGTCACCAATAACCATTCCAAATTTCTTGAAGTATGGGGCTCCTAAACGAAACAATGATTGCCATGTACTTATGTATATCTGTTTCTCTGTTTCCTTTTCTTTACCAGAATATATCTGGTGACATTCTTTTTCTACATTCCAGTTAAGTTGTTTTGATGAATAATCACCAAAATCATTATACATCTGTCTAACAAGATTTGTTGTTGGTACTAATATTAGTATCTTATCATTCTCAATGAACTGTTGATGCCATCTAATTAATGAATATATAACTAAACTTTTTCCTGATGAAGTAGGAGACAACAACAAAGCTCTTTCTTGTTTAACACAATGAATGAATGATGCAACTTGATAATCTCTTGGAGTAATAGGCACATTCTTACAATGGAGTTTTAACGAATCGAAAAACTCTTTTATTTCCGTAACACCCATGCCCTTTAACTTTCGGGCCTCTACTATGTCGGATTGTAATTTATAAGAATGTTTATCTGCCCATTCCTTCAAGTACGGATATAGTCCAAGATACATTTGTCCAGATTGAATATTAAACAAACGTATCTTACCATCCCATAATTTTGCTTTAAACTTCGGATGAAATTGAAAGTTTGGTACTTTAAAAGAAAAATACTCATTCAATTCATACGCAACGTGCCTCTCACAAGATACTTGCAAGAAACTCTCATTTAATTTACCTACTGCAATCATCCAAGCTCACCATTCAAAAACTTCTTCCATTTTATAGCATTACCAATATTAAAAGATAAATTCATAATAGACTTAACTTGTTCTGTTAATAGATTCAGTTTTTCTTCTTGTGCCTTTACTTTTAAATGACAAACATTTAAAGCACCATCAGCATCTAAGAATTTATCTATATCTGCTTTTAATATATTTAAATTAAACGGTTCTTTTTCGTATACTTCGGGGTCTGCTTTTCCTGTATAATATATCCATCTATCTCTTTTTAAAACTTTATATTCAGTTTTAAAATATTCTAATGTAAGTTTTTCTTGGTAGATTAGTTGATGGTATTTTGAACACAGCTCTGGCACTCGGAGAGATGCAATATCAATATTACATTCCTCTTTCAAGAAAGCTGCGTCCTTGTCAATCATTTGATTTATATCTTCAATTTTCATACACTAATTATAACAAAAAAATATTGGAAATACAAGGAACAAGTTAGGTAATTTTTTCGATAGAAAATGAGCCGAGATATGCAAACGTAGCATCAACTACAATAGGCTCCAGCGACGTGGCTGCAGCGTCAAGCTCAACACTCCCTAATGTTACTGGGAAAGCGTCTTTAAATACTACGTTATAATTGGGGTTGGATTTGTTAGTTTCTAAAACAATATTCATATCTGATCTTATAGTTTGTCCACTTCCTAAATTTACAACACTATCCTTTAAATCAAACTGTCCATGATTATCTGGAAACCCCATAGAAATAAGCCAATTATAAATTTCCATATAATTAGACAAATCTTCATTGACATAAAAGGCCATAGTCATTTGTTCAAAAATAAGTTTATCACCTTCAACTGGTGAATCAGAAAAAGGAGTAGTTTGTTGAGCTAGACCAATAGAGACAGATGGTATATTAACTTTTTGACAAAAGAAGTTTACATTAGGTAATCTTGTAAAGTTTGTTTGAAAAGATACTACATTTAATTGATTTAATTCATTTGGTTTTAAAGCCATTACATATTCTCTTATTAATTAATTAGTTATATATATTTATAATATCTGAACCAACCCACATAAGAATAATAACACATCAGAAACAGCTATACAAGGAAAAAGGTTAAGAATATTTCATACCTCGTCTATTCAGCTGTGTTCTATTATATAGATGTTCTTTTTCTATGTCTGTTTTAGATTGTCCGTGATACTTTACAGCCAGGTTTTCTTCAATCATTTGTTCATTTAGATTGACTTTGTTGACTATCAACTCACCCAATATACGCCCAAACTTGCCTTTTTTATCTAAATGAGTTCTAAGGGTAATCATAGAACCTTTAGGACAATAATCGTTTAAAAACTGTTTAGATATGTTTCCGTAGAATTTTTCTTCTAAATCTCTAGTTCTGGATTCTGGCGTATCTATTCCATAGAGCCGTATAGTTTGATTAGAAAGAAACAAATCAAACCCCAAATCAATATCACACTTAATGGTATCTCCGTCAACAATTTTAGTTACCTTTGCTTTATATTCATGCATACTTGTTATCCTCAAAAAAAAAGAGGGACAGGGAAAATCCCCATCCCTCTTGATTCGATAAAAAACCGAAATTACATCAAGTTTGCAACGCGAACTTTTCTGTAATATTGGTTTCCGTCTTGTGCAGCCGGAGTGGTTGCAGCTGTCAACGCACCTGTGGCATTAACAAAAGGATTAGATACCATTCCATATCGGGTTTTAAAACCGATTTTTGGTTGGAATGTTTGCTCACCCATTGCACGAACCATTTGTAGTGGAACGTAAGGACAATAGAAAAGGCCTGCATCATAAGCAGATGCACCTTTGTAACCAAGACAATAGAATTGTCCAACACCAGCTGTGTAGTAAGGATCAATGAAAACTTTCATTCCATTCATCATACCAGCATAAGTTGACATTGTATCATCTACTGTAAGAGCATGACCTGATTCCAACATACCTGACATTGATAAAGCAGAAGCTACGTCAGGAGAACAGATCATAAAGTTACCTTTTCCGCGTCGAGTTGCATGACCGATTTCGTTACGATCACGTTCAATTTGGAACATCAATCCTTTGAATTTTTCAACAGACCAACGACCGTTAGAGTCTGTGTCCAAATCAAAGATACCCGGATTAGTAACATCATTATTTGCACCATAACGAGCAACCGAGTAAATTGTACGGATAACTTCACGATTGATTTCTTGCAGAATTTCTGTTGACAAGATATTTGCCAATTCTGTTTCTGCATCAAGACCGTGAACTGCTTTCAAGTCTTGAGCCAACTCCGTAGAGTATTCAGCTTTCAGAGCTCGAGATTTTGCAGTTACGGAAATTTTGTCAATCGTAAATGCCATTTCGCTGAAATGATTATTTGCTTCACCAAGTTTTTCAGCATTTTCAGTTGACATACCTACACCGTGTGTAGCAGCCGTAACAGAACCCTCATTACCAAAAGGATTAACTGTACTAGATAAACCAGTTTGTGCAGTTGCAGCAACTTTAGCGGAACCATCACCCTCTGCGGAATGAGCAGTATCTGCTTCATTAAACAATGCTTCACCACCTGCTTGATCTGTATAAGTTGCTTTCATAGCAAAAATCAATCCCGTAGGACCGGTCATTGGTTGAACACCACAAACGTCATAAGAAATCATTTGAGGCATTGCGCGTCGTACCAATGAAATGAGAATTGGATCCCATGTATCAATAGCACCAGCACCAGCAGTTGAAGAAGAGCCACCCATATGGTTTGTTGGTGCAGCTTCACTCAAGAATTTATCTTGATTATCCAAGAGACGCAATGTAACATCTCTTTTGTAATTATCTTTGATTTCTGGGAGGTCTTGATGCTCCATTACGGGCTTCCACTTCTCAGAAATTTGTTCTGACATATACATATTACTACTCCTTTAAAATTTTATTTAATTAATTAATGTTAAAAATCACTCATTCCATTATTTCTTTGATAAACTAGAAATTGCTTGCATTACACTATCCATACGACCGTCACTTACTCCATCTACAACTGGATTATTTGTGCCAGCAGTTTTCTTATTATCTACAACTTCATCTTTCTTGTCTGACTTGAAATAGCTATTCTTGATAGTATTCAGTTTTTCCGCATACTGTTCATCAGCGTCGTAATCAACGTCCTCTATCAATTCTTTAAACTTTTCAACATCAGTATCGACCATTCCTTCTGCAACGGTCTGGAAAATAGAAGCAGCCTTATATGTATTTAATTCTTTCACGGTATCCATGTGCTTCTGGGTTTGTGCGTCTAGTTTTTCTTCAAGTTCTGCAACTTCAACAACTAGACTTTCAAAAACATCTTCTTTTTCTTCTGGAACATCAATATAATGTTCTTCAAACAGTTTCTTCAAACCAGTAATGAAACTTTCTGTAACTTCGTTACGAACACCAGTTTCAACAGCAAGTTTGTTTTCTTCCATCCACTCTTTTGTAGCATAGTTGAGATATTTATCCATGTTCTCAGTCATTTCTGTCTGCATAGACTCAATACGCTCGTCTTGCTCTTTCTTAGATTCTTCTCTAATCTGTTTACGAACTTTTGCAATTTTAGATTTAACAGCAGCTTCAAAGATTGTAGCAGCTTTAGATTTGAATTCCTCAGAAAGTTCTTCACCGTTAATCAATGCAGCTACATCTTCATCTACATTAATTTCGATTTCTTCTTTCTTGGATTCTTCTTTTTCATCTTCTTCATCATCTTCATCATCATCTTTTTTATCTTTATTCAACCAAGGAGGCATACCCTCTTTTTTAGTTTTTTTAGATTCTTCATATTCTTCTTCATCTTCTTCGTCATCTTTACCTTCTGCTTTTGGAGATGCTTTAGATTTGTTCATTTTGGGTTCTTTAGCTTTAGATGTTCCACCTTCTCCATCTTCCTCTGATTCTTCTCGACCTTCTTCGTCATCAATATCAGGCAAGCCTAATTCTTTATTAGCACTTTTAGCTTCTGCAATCTTTTTCTCAATTTCACTATCTTCCATCATCTCTGCTTCATCAACTTGTCCATTTTCTTTAGCCATTTTAATAGCTCCTTTTTAAATTAAAATTGTTTAAGATTATAAACCACTCATAAAATTCTTGAATAGTTCAATCTTCTTTTGTTCAAGTCTGGTCTTTACAGTATTTTTAATTTCCTGTTGAATATTATATTCAACTTCGCCTGTTAAACTAAACTCTTTTCCTTCCATGATGCCATTAACAAATGCGTCAGGGGCACTTGGGTCAGAAACAATATCAACAGTAGAAAGAACAAAGTCATCTTGAACTTCATTCACACCCTCTTTATTTGTTTTAACTGAACCAAGTCCTCTTGAACTCACACCTAAACGAACACCAGACTCAAGAAGATTTTTTACAATCTTTCCATTTGGTGTATCAATAATTTTTGCTTTACCAACAAAATTTTTACCATCTTCGTACAACTCAGTAATTACATGAGAAACACGATCAAGATTAACTGTGGGGCCCATTGGATGTCCAAGTTCTCCTAAAGCTCTATCTTGTTTTACAAATTTCTCATTAAAAGTCCTTACTTGTTTTTTCAAAACAGAAAAAGGATAAACTCTACCATTCTGATTCTTAATATCAGATTGCATAAAAATCCCTTTAATATATTGTTGTTTGTTTTTACCTTCAACAATATACTCTACTTCATTAGTATGTTCTGTTATTAACTTCATTTGTCTCCCCCTTTTCGTTTTTGCAATCTTTCTGATTCTTTTTGTCTTATTGAAGGCAATAATCTTTTTGCTATTCTTTTAATAACTGCCTTTTTCTTATTGACTAATTTCTCTAATTTTTCTCTACTAACAAAAGATAATTCATCTTTATCACGATTTTTTAATATTTTATTTTGAATTATTTTTCGAGCAGCTTTAGAAGCACGTTGCTTTAACTTATCTGTACTAGCTCTTTTACGCATTGCAATTTCACGTTTTCTCGCAATCATTTTACTTTTAACTTTCATCATACGAGAACGCTTAATTCTTTGCTGTAATGTCAATGCTTCTTCCATTATTTCTCTTTCTTTTCAGTTGATTTTTTTTCAACTTCTTTTTTTTCTGATTCTTTTGCAGGTTCTGCTTTTTGTACTGCAACATATTTGAAAGCATTTTTAAAATCATCAATTGCTGCGTATGCTTTATCTCTCATCATATTTGCAAACTCAGAATTGGCTCGAGAAAATTTTCTATCAAGAACATTTTGTACTATACTTGCTTTTAGGTTATCTTCCATTTTCATCCCTTTCTTCTAACATAAACGATTCATCATTTATTTTTTCTCTTAATAAATTCTCATCAATCTTAAACTCAATAGATGCTTCTAAAATTGATTTGTTAATTCTTTCGATCCCATATTTATCTGTAAGGTCAAAAGCATACCTTATTGCTTCATTAATTTTTTCCGAATCAACAGAAGCAACTTTATTTTTATAATTATTTAAAAAACTAGATTTAGAAATAGTCATTATTTACTCACTTAATCTTGTCTCTTTACGTCTTGAAATCCTAATAAGGCTGGATTAACTTCTACATCATCTGTATCATCCACACCTGTTTCCTTCTTAATTTCTTTATCAATCTTCTCAATATCTTCTTGAGTTTGTCGGAGAACATTTTTTCTAACCCATTCATTAGAAAAGTATTTTCCAACATACTCATCCAATGATGAAAGAACTTCCAAACGCTCTCTAAGAATTTCATTATTTTTCAATTCTGCAAAATGAGAGTCCTTAGTCCAAACATATTCCATCGCATCTTTAATATCATACCAATCATCTTCTTTAATGATTCCTTTAAGAAGAAGTTGTACTCTTAACAACTCTGTAAATAAAGCTGAAAATCTATGTCGTAATCTTGAAATAAATTTAGAAAATTTAACTTCATCTCTATTAATCTCTGATGTTCTTCCAAGATTAAAAGCAGTTTGTTCTGTACCTTCAATTCTTGAAATTGGTACATTGAGTGATTGATAAAGTTTCTTTCTAAAATATTCTATATCTTCAATCTCTCCAAGATTTTGTCCAGAAGGTAGAGTATTAATTTCTGTACCCCTTCCACCCTCTCGTCTTGGCAACCAAAAATCTTCGAGCATTGACATCTGCTCTTTCTGTGATTCTACTTCACCAGTTGATGCATTGTAAACAACTTTCTGTTTATACTTATCCATAACAGAACGCAAGTATTGTTCTGCTTTTAATTTGGGTAAGTTACCAACATCAATATAAAAAATTCTACGTTCTGGAGCTCTTGCTAAACGATAGATAACAAGTGAGTCCTCAATCATCCTTAATTGGTTATAAGGTTTGATTGCTTTGTAAAGATAACCAATAACAACTTGTTTTTCTGAATCAATTTGACCAGAATGAACATAAGAGATAGCATCAAGTGAAACTCTTATTTCTTCATGTTGTCTGCCACCTGCGTGTAATTGTCCAGTAGCTTGGTCTGGTCTATAAATAAAATATTCTTCTATATCTTTTACAAACTCAACATTTGTTACTGCATCTTTTTCTTTTTTTATCTCACGAACTTTTTTAATATCAAGTGCATCAACTGGAATTAAATTTTTAATTCCTTCTTTTGGTTTTGTTTTATCAACAATAATATGATGATAAAGTTTACCATCAATATACCATTTTCTAAAAGTATCGTAACCTGTTTTATTAAAATCTAAAAGTTTTACAATATTTTTAAATTCACCATCAATTTTTTTCTTGATAGATTCATTTTGGTCTAATTTTTCCAAAGACAGATGTACTGCCGACTTACCAGTTTCATGCAAAATGGATTCATTAATAACATCTGTAATAGCAAGATCAACTTCTTGTGTCATTGCCATTTCACGATACTTTTTGATTAAAAGATTTTCATCTTTAGCATCAATATCAGTATTGAGATATGTTCCTACAAATCCACCACCCTCAACATAAGTAATTGCACCATCATCATTCTCTGGTGTTACAAATGTTTTCTGTGTTTTCTTTTTTGTGACTGAAAATCCAAATAAATCGAAAGCCATATTATCATCCTTTGTTCATTATGAAAATACTGGGGGAGCGAACTCCCCCATTTCAAACTTAGAAATTAGCACTAATACCATTAGTTCCAATATTGATACCACCAAGGCTAACATTAAAGTCAATGTCAACACCACTACCGGAAGCATTAGGCTCACGACTTTGTGTATTGTACCAATTATTGACCGCAAATGTTATTTGATATTCTTCAACGGCATCATTTGAACCCCATTCCAATTCAATAGCTGCCAACATTGTTGGATAAATATCTTCCATTACATATGTTGCCAAGTTATTACCATCGCGTCCTTTTTGACGAACAATAGCTTGACCATAAACATTACCAGCAGCTGTAGTTCTAACAGGATTGCGATGTCCTTGAAGTTTCTGCATCCATCTCTCTACTTGAGACCGACCAGCCCAATTTGGGTCATTAAATACTGTAACTGTCCAATCTTCAAAAATCCTATCACCAGGTACTTTTAATTGACGGCCCAAATATGGAACATCAATATTTCCCATGGTAGAAGCAGGAATTTGTGCTGCTTTACCTAGAAATCGGAAATCAATAGCACCAACAGGTGAATTTTGAATTGTAACTTCAAATTGGTTAGGTCTTACACCACCTTGAAAATTCTTTGCAAAAGCTGAAATATTACTCATTGTTTGTTACTCCTTTTGTTTATAGTATTTATAAGACTTAACCACCGATTTCTGAAAAAGAAACGTCAGTTCGAGCGGCAATAAAGTTAAGCTGAATGAAGTTAATAGACCTTGCTGGTTTGATGTAAATATCACCAACAAAGTTATTCGTATCAATAACTTGACCTGTATTATTTGAAGTATCACAAACAACTTTGAAGTCTGTAATACCTCTTCGTCCCTGTACTTCTCTCAAAAATGGAGAAACAATGTTTACAAATTGTGCTCGTGTAAACTCATCATTGAATTCAAACAATAATGATTTAGCTGCAATCGAAATTGCTTTCTCAAGAACAATAAACAATCTTCGTACATTAATTCTATCAAATGCACTCGGAAGAACTTGCATTGTTTTATCACCAAAAAGTAAAACCCCCGCACCCGGTTGTGTAATGATCGGATTAATACTTACTTTATACATTTCATCACGGTCTGCTTTTCTTGGCTCCCAAGAAGGTCGTAAAATATTTTTAACTGTACCTCTTGTGTAACCAGCAGGTGACCACCATGGGTCATTTGTATAATCTGTCCTTGCACATAGACCAGCCATATCACCGTTCATTGGAACATAAATAAATTCATCACGATAACGGTCATACTGATATTTCCATGCACCATCCATAACTGCATAGTTAGATGAACCTAAAAGAGTGTTATCTACTTTTAATGCCGCTACTGCTGCACTTTGACTAGCAGGATGTACGACTGATGCTCTGTTTGGTGAAACAAAAGCAACACAATCTTTTCGTGTACCAGCAATATTATCAACAATATATTTACCAACAATCGTATTGCCTGCACCAGACATAACTAATGTTACATCTACTGTTTCTACATCTCCAACCATATCATAAGCAGTTTGGCGTTGTCCATCTGTTATTGTACTTCCATCTGTACCACCAGTTAAAGAACCGCCCAATATGGTTTTTGCTGCTGCAGCGTTATTAAATAATTTGAATGTACTTGATTTAACTGCACCAACATCAGAACCAGCTCCTGTTGAGTTTGCTGTAAATTCAGTTTTATCACCCATCCAAACATATTGTGATTGAGAACGTAATACGTTACCAACATAATTTGAAGAACCATCTATTTTTTTAGCATCAACTGCTTTACTAATGTAAGCGTGACGTTCAAGAACTTCTCCTGGCTCACCAGCAAATGAACCATCTTCGTCAATAATAATGATATGCATTTCATCATTAGAACCACCAGCTTTACTTACGTCTGTGGATGTACCTGGAGCTCCATCAAATGATGTGATAAATGTTGTTTGGTCTGCTGTTGATGTACCTCCATCATATGCTGTACGAGCAAGGTCCCAACCATGCTTATCAATAGCTAATATTTTTAAACTGTTTCCCATTGCTCCAGGAAACTTTGCTAGAAACAAACAATCACTACCTGCTTGAAAAACTGCATCTGTTTGTTTGTCATGTTCTACAAGATTTAACATTCTTACCGCAGCAGAGTTTGGTGCAGCATCATCATCACCAACGGTTGCATTAAAAGCATCACTATTGGTATTTCTTACAACAATTAAATTGTTTGTATATGATAGATAATTTGCAGCTGTCCAAAAATCTGCAGCTGTTCTTAAATTTGGTTTACCAAAATTTCTTACTAGTTCGTTTTCTGTTGTTATTCTAAATCTCTCCAATACTGGGCCCCATTGATATTCACCAGCAATAGCACCAATACTGGTTGCAACATTAGGGACAACAGTAGTTAAATCTCTTTCGGTAACTACTACGCCCGGACTTACTTGAAATGGCATTTGAACTCTCCTTTACAATTAATTACATTTTTTATATTAATATATTTTCATCAATTGCTAAATAATTTATTTTAAGAAACTAGACTGTTTTCCATACTGTCCCATCAGAATCAATTTCAAATTCATCTTGATTCATACCATTATCAATAATTCCAAAAGGTGTTGTTAAATCTTCTAACTGATTCATTTGATTTTGATATAAGTTATCTCTTATATTCTGTTGACTTAAATCTTTAAAATACTGTTGATCTATCAGCCAAGCAAACAACACCAATGTTATAACCAAATCATCATGTGTTCCTTCTTCACCTGAGTAGGACTCACCAGTAGCAATAAATGTAGTTAGTTCTGATATAATATCATAATCGTTGAACAAGAGTTTGTTTTCTTCAATCAATGATTTCAAATTAGAACAACCCAATTTCTTCATTGTCTTAGTTGTTCTAACACCAAAAGCAGATTCTTTTCTTGCTCCACTACTTAATTGTTGTCCATGCCTACCATACCATGATGTTGAATACAAATGTTCATACTCTAAATCGTGGTGTAGAACGTCAGCAACCTGTGAACCAATGTCGTTTATTTCTACTAAAATATACGCATAATTATATCTCTTTCCAACAGTATTTATAATATTCGGGAAGTGTAGGGGTGCAACGGTGTTATTTCGATATTTTGCCACTATTTTGTACGGAATTTCAGTAATATCGAACACCGAGAAGGCGGAATAGTCCTGTCCTTGTCCTCTAGCCACGTCAACGGTGATAGTATATGTATTTCCTTCTTTTGGCTCTTCATGCACATCTAAACCTTCTCTTGAGAACATTGGGTCATTATATGACATTTCTTGAAGCTTCTCAGTCGAAATTAGAGTGTTAGTTGATCCTAAAAATTCTGCTTCGTACTCCTGTCTGAAAGCATCTTCACCAATAGTTGAGACAGTTCTTTTATGCCATTCCTCATCTCTTCCGGGTACATTTGACCAATGTACTCTAAACG